CGCAGTGTGTGGTGTTGCTGTACCTGCTGTAGCTGAACCTGCGTCTACTCCTGAAGTTACATTTGATTCAACAAAATGAGGAACTGGAATTAAATCAATCCCTGCTACTCTTGCAACTTTGCCTTCTGCGATTGAACCTTTACCACTGAAATCAGCATTGATTACGTTTGTAGCGTTTGCTAATTTGTAGTATTCTTCTAATCTAAGAAAGCATTTTCTGCCTTCACTTGGAACATAATTTGCGTCTAACTGTTTAGCCGCAGTAAAGATAGCACCTATCATCGCCGTAGCGGCAGTTGCATCTGTTGCGTGAGCTATGTCAGCATCAAATATGTTTGTTGTTACATCTCCACCTGTTACGTTAGGTGTAGATGATATTGCACATTGACCAATAGTTTGTAAAACGTGCTTATCTTTAACAAAAGCTAAAGCTCTGCCAATTTCGGCTGAGTATGCACTTCTTACGTCCCAGTGGTTTTTTGCTTCTTCAATATTTGATAAAAATACTGAAGATGTTAAAAGGTCATTAATTGTAATAACCTTTTCGTTGTGGTTAGCAGTTGAGCCTAAAATTTCTGCTCCTGCCGTATGATATGCCGCATCAATTCTTCCCATTACTGGAAATGTTGCTGACTTACCACTAGAGATAGAACGAACCATCTCTGCTCCGCCTGTTTTTGAAGCTCTGTCAAAAGAAGTAAGAACTTCTCCCGCAAAAACTTTTAGAAACAATGCGTCTTCTGTACCTGTTGAGTTTACCTGAGGTATACTCGCTGGTGTTGCCGCCGCCATAATAATCTCCTTTGATTTATGGTTAGTTAATAAAAGCCTTGTACTTTCAGCTTCTTATACTAAATTGTCTTCCCGCAGGAAGGTCAAGTTAATCTACTTATTTTACTTGGCAGTTGCCACGCATAAGCGTTGCACAACTATTTTTTATTTTTCTTCTCAGCTTCTTGAGCCTTATCAAGAAGGTCGTTTATATTCTTTAACGCTAAAGTAGATATGGTTAATTTATCATATCTATTTTTAATTGTGTCAAGAATATTATCGTGGTCAGGAACACCTACTGGATTTTTCAAGTAAGTATCAACAACCGAAGTATGTTCAGCAATCTCTGCTTCATACTTTTTCTTTAAAGCGTATAAAAACATACGTCTCCTTTTCTAATTAAGAAATGTTTAAACGTCCACTTGTGTCATAATTACTCATACCTGATACATTATTTACTGATGCTATCTTTTTAGTATTAGTAGAAGCAACGCTTTCTGTATCATTAACTATAGCTCTCTTACTTTTCTTTTTAGTAGCTTTTTTAGCGGTTTGAGTAATTGATTGACTAGGTGAACTTATACACATTATCTTTTTTTCTTCTTATTTTTCTTCTTCTTATCTTTTTTCTTTTTTTTCTTTTTCGCCATTGTATTATCCTCTATTAGATTTTACTGTTAGCTAGTTTATTTTTTACTTCAGCTTGATAAGCAGGGTCTTTAGCATATCTAGGGTCGGACATCGCTTGTGTCACTTGAGCCCAAGATGCAAAACCTTGCTCTGCACTAGGAGATGCTTTACCTTCAACTAATGTAGGTTCACTTCCTGTTGATTGTGCATATCTTGCTTTAAGTCCTACTACTGCTAACTTCACAGCTTCTAAATCTTTGCTGTTCACCGCAGTATTGTAAGCCTGTTTTTCAGTTTCAGTTAAATTTTGTCCTGCCCAGTCAGACATACTATCATATGCCTCTGTGCCACCAACTAAGTTTTTAACTGTTGCTGATTGTTGGTCAGCTATTGCTTGTTGTCCTGCAATAAATCTGTCCACATACTCTTTTGGAATCCCTGCTTTTTCTAATGATTTATAAGAACCATCAGCAAGTTTACCATCTTTAGCAAACTCTTCAGAGAGTGTCTCCATATTTAAACCTGCACTATCTACAGCCTTTGTAGCTATATCTAAATCAGATTTAGGTTGTTCTTTTACTTCTGCCTTAGAAACTGGGTCTACTGATTTTTCAGTAGGTTGAGATTGCTCACCAAGTTTTTTTTCTAATTCTGAATATGATTTGACCAATTCATCAACTGAGTTGAATTTTTCAGGCAAACCTTCAGGTTTACTTTGTGTAGGCTTTATCTCTTCCACTGGTTTATCCGCAGTAGTTTCAGCAGGTTGTACTTCTACTCTATCTACCATAATTTATTTCCTTTTATTGTGGTTTAGTTATGTTACTTGCGACAGGAGCTACAGCTTTACCTGCCATTTCCATGACTTGTTGTTGCTGTTGTTGCTGTTGCATTTGTTCTTGTTCAGCCGCTAATTCTTCCTCAGTTTTAATCAAACCTTCCATCTCTATTCCTAAACTTGTAGCGATACGTTTAATTAAATCAGAAGGATTTAACGATTGAACTACTTGTGGATTTATCTGAGCTAAATTTCCTATCTCAGCCACAAATTCTCTTAATTTTTGTAAATCATTTCCTCTACCCAATGCTTCAATTCCTGTAATAATAGTAGGTTGAACTGAATTTTTAGGTAATGGTGGGATTTCTTTAGCTTCTTGCATACGTTTCATTAGTATTTTAACTAATGGAAGTTGAAACTCTTGGGATAGTAATGAATAAACACCACCCATACTTGTTTCTAATTGCTCAGCCATATATCTAATTTCTTGAGCTGTCACTCTTTCAGCATCTCTTTGAATTGCTGTGTGTAATAAGAAAGCATAAGACATACGCTCTTCTAACTTAGCTATGCTTCTTTCTACTACTTGTAAATCATATTGTTTTTGGGCTTGTAATACAGTAACATCTTCAGCACTACCAGTAATAATGTCACCATTTCTAGTAAGTGATAAATCTCTTTTCTTTGTTACAGCATTAGGTCTGACCATGAATACAATTTTAGAAGAAGCCGCCGCACTTTCAACAAGTGCTTGAGACAATCCTTCTAATGATTTTAAATCTCCCAAAAATTCTTCTACATATCCTCTGCCATAATCTTCAGAATCAACTCTAACCATTCTTAGAGCTTGATAAGGAAGTAACTCTTTAGTAAAATTTCCTATTGATTCAGGAATTTTCATTCCATTTACTTCTTGACAAATATAATATTTATCATTTTCTAATTTATAAAGGTGTGTGTATAATTCTATGTCTTCATCTTTTTTGTAATCTGCATTAGTGACAACTTTACCTCTTGTAACTTCATCTAAACTTAATGGACTTACAACTTCTTTAATAACAATTTCTAATATATTTCCTGAAGCATCTCTATTACATACATATTGAGTAATAGGAAACACTCTCATTGTTCCATCTTTAGGAAGATAAGTTAAAACATTTCCTGCTACAATTAGATGTTTAAGAGCTTCAAATACGCTCACTCTTAAAGCTAACTGTTCAATCTTTTTAGATACTTCTCTTTCAATACTAGCTAATGATTTTTCTATTTCAGTTTTTAATTCTTTTTGTTGATTTAATTCCTCTTTTGTTTTTCCGCTAACTGATAGTCTAAAAAAAGGGGAATTAGGTGGGAGCAATAAAAGAAGTAATTTTGAGGCTAAGTTATTTACGCCTCTAGCTCCTACTGATTGGAAGGGATTGTATAATTTACTGGAATTTGAAAAACCTTCAGGTGTGACTAAAGAAGAGATAGTTAATTCGCTACATTCTTGTGCTCTATCTACAAATTTTTCTCTGTTTTCTTTTAATTTTAAATATCGTTCTTTTGCTGTAGGATTAACCTGCATTATCGTATCGTTGCTCTTTTTAGTTGCCATTTATATCCTTAGTTATTAAGCTGAGTAGTTTACGCCTGAATCTGCTGTAGCAGTATTCAATGCTAATCCAGTAGTCAGAGCTGTTTTGCCGCTTTTTATTACTCTTTTCTTTTTCTTCTTCATATCTTTATCGGCAGTTACTAACTCAATAGGTCTTTCCACTGCTTCTACTGCTTGAGAAACCACTGGTGCGGCTACTCTTTGAATAGGTGCAGAAGGGGCTTTTGGTGCTGATAGGCACATATTATTTTTCTGTCCTCTCTTTTAACGTGTTAATAAATCTTACCACATCTCTTTGACCTGCTTTAAAATAAACTGTCTTCATATCATCTTTTACTTCAGGTGATTTTTCAGGGTACAGTTCATTCAAAAGTTTAATCAAGTCATCAACTTTGTGTGGTAAAACTAAATCTTTATCCATATATTATTCTTCTAAAATGGGCACTTTAGTCCCACAAGCTCCCCGTTATAGTTCCTTTGTTATATTCTGTTGCTCTATTTTCAAAGAAGTTAGCGTGTTCAACACCATTCAATACCCAGTCTAACCAACCTAAAGGGTTATGTTTAACTCCATAATTAGGCTTTAATGATAACTGAAGCAACCTTCTATCAGCTATATATCTGATATATTCTTTAACTTCTTCTGCTTTTAATCCTCTAATACCACCCATTTCAAAAGCCAAATCAATGAATTTATCCTCTAGCTCTACCATGTCTCTAGCTGTTTGATAGATACTCTTCTTAAATTTTTCTGTCCAAATCTTAGGATTTTCTTTCACCAATGTTTTAAATAATTTAATCATACTTTCAACATGATGAGTCTCATCTCTAATAGACCATGTTACTATCTGACACATACCTTTCATTCTACCATATCTTTGAAAATTTAATAGCATAACAAAGGAAGCGAATAGTTGTAAGCCTTCCCCAAAAGCGGAGAAACAAGCTATGTCTCTAGTTAAACCTTCAACTCCTTTACCTTTATCTTTAAATAAATAGTCATGTTTATTAGCCATTTCCTTATACTCCTGAAAAGTTTTATAATTTGTAAGCTCAGGAGTTCCAATAGTATCATTTAATAATGAATAAGCATGAGCATGATTAGCTTCAGCAGTAGCAAAAGAAGACAACATCATTCTAATTTCAGGGGGTTTAAATTTAGGTATATAATTATCAAGATAGGCTTGAGCTATATCTACATCTCCCTGAGTAAAGAATTTTAATATTTGATTAATTAAATTTTTCTCTTCAGTAGTTAAGCGTTCATTCCAGTCTCTAACATCTTCATGTAGCGGAACTTCACTAGGTAGCCAGTGCATTTTTTGTTGTAAAGTGTACGCTTCAAA